CGTCTCGCTCGCCAACCCCGACCAGTGGCTGATCCGAGCGTTCGGCGCACAAGAAACCGACGCCGGCGTCTATGTAGACGAGAACGCCGCGCTCTCGTCGTCGGCCATCTGGGCCGGCATTCGTCTGATCTCCGAGTCGCTGTCCACTGTTCCGCTGCATGTATTCCAAATGCAGGCCGACGGGCAGCGTCGTGTTGTGCGAGATCATCCCGTAGACCCGCTGCTCTATACCTCGCCCAACCCTGAGATGACCGCGCAGGAATGGCGCAGCCAGATGATGGCCGCGCTCATTCTGAGCGGTAACGGCTACAGCGAGATCGTGCGTGACCGTGGCGGCCGCATTCGGCAGATCTGGCCGCTCAGCTGGTACCGCGTCGAGCTCGAGCGCGCGCAGGACCAGTCGCTCTACTACGAGATCCAGACCGTTGGCCTCGATGACGTGAACGATCGCGTCGTGGCCGCGCGCTTGCCGGCCGACCAGGTGCTGCATCTGCGGGCGTTCAACTCGCGCGGGCTGCTCGGCGACTCGATGGTGCAGCGACTCAAGCAGACCATCGGCATCACGATCGCGACCGAGAAGTTCGGCGCGAGCTTCTACGGTGCTGGGACGCAGCTGAGCGGCGTGCTCACGCATCCGGGCTCGCTGTCTGAGGGCGCGCAGAAGCGACTGCGCGACAGCTGGAACAGCCGACATCAGGGCCTAAGCCGAGCGCATCGCATCGCGATCCTTGAGGAGGGCATGAAGTGGGAGCCGATCAGCGTGCCGCCGGAGGCGTCGCAGTTCCTGCAGACGCGCGAGTTCCAGATCCAAGAGGCCGCGCGCGCGCTAAACCTGCCGCCGCATCTGCTTCGCGATCTGTCACGCGCAACGTTCAGCAACGTGGAGCAGCAGGCGATCGACTTCGTGGTCAACAGCTTGCGGCCGTGGGCCGTCATCCTTGAGCAGCGCATGCAGCTGTCGCTGCTCACGGAGGCCGAGCGCCGAGCTGGCTTTTACATTCGGCATAACCTCGAGGGGCTGCTGCGCGGCGACATCAAGACGCGGTACGAGAGCTATGCCATCGGCCGGAACTGGGGCTGGTTGTCAGCGAACGACGTGCGCGAGCTCGAGGATCTCAATCCGATCGAAGCCGGCGACGTCTACCTGCAGCCGCTCAACATGGTTGAGGCCGGCTCGGCTCCCGACGTCGGCGTGGCCGAGTCGCAGGAGCCCGATACGGTCGCGCGCGCACTCAAGCAGATGCGAGGAATCGTGCAGCCGGTGGAGGACCGGCAGACCGATTTCCCTACGCAGGGCGACGACGAGACGGTCAGCCTGAGCAATAGCCGCTACGAGCTGCCGCCGCTCGACTACGTCAACCGCATCCGCGAAGAGTATCCCGAGATCTGGGGCCGAGGCGGCAACGTCGAAGGCAACCGCAGCGACCGCATCCTGCGCGAGATCCGCGAGGATGGCATCCCTGCCGATCAGCTCACGCCGACCCAGGTCGACAAGATCCGTGAGCGCGAAGCCTGGTCAGCTCGGCATTTCGAAGACTTCCAGCTGCCGGGCGTGGTCGCACAGCTGAAGTGGCACATGGTCGGCTCGCGTGGATTCGATCATATGCGCGAGACCATCGACGCCGCCATCGAGCGACTCGAGGGCGACGCGCGTCAGTGGCGCTCTGCGCGCAACGAGGTCGAGCGCCGCAGCCTGCAGCAGCGCCAGCGTCTGGCCAACAGCTTTCGACCGCTGATCCGCGACGCTTGGCAGACGATCGTCAAGGGCGAGGCGCGCGCGATCCGCAGCCAGGTCGAGCGAGAGTTCCGCGACGTCAGCGGATTCGCCAGCTGGGTCGAGGGCTTCTATGGGCCAGAGTTCGTCGACCGAATCATCAACGCCGTCGGGCCAATTGTGCGCAGCTATCAGGAGCAGGTCGCCTACAGCGCGCAGGAGGAGATCGGCGGTGACGATCCCTGGCCGATGTTGCAGAACTTCGTCGAGGCCTACCTGACCGCGATGGCCAGCCGATACGCCGGCTACAGTCAGAAGCAGCTCATCGACTTGCTCGGCCGCGTCGATCCCGACGAGGCAGCTGCCGAACTGCTGGCGATGGCAGAGCACTGGGAGGAGAACCGCGCCGACGACTCGACGACCGAAGAGACAACGCGCGCGAGCCAAGCCATCCTGCGCGCTGCCTATGCGACACTCGGCGTGGTCGCTCTGCGCTGGGTGGCCGACGCTGACCCGTGCCCATTTTGCCAGCGCGTCAGCGGCACAGTGGTCACAATTGCCGAGCCATTCGCTGGCGAGGGCGTCGACATCGAAGGCGAAGACGGCGCGCAGATGCGCATCACTCAAACCATCAAGCACCCGCCGCTGCATCGTGGCTGCGAGTGCCAGATGATCGCGAGCAGCTAATGCCCGAACCCACCGCCGGCGAAAGCCAAGACGAGTTTATCTCGCGCTGCATGAGCGACGAGGAATCGATGACCGACTTTCCCGATCAGGATCAGCGCCTCGCGTTCTGCTTTTCTGTTTGGCAACAAAGCGAGGACGAAGATAGTTTAGGGCAGCGCAAATCCAGCAAAGGCGAGACCATGGAACGTCGCTTTATTCCGCTTGAGAAACTCGAGATCCGCGAGGCTGACACGGGGGCCATGTCGATCAGTGGCATGGCGGCTGTCATCGGCCAGGAATCCGAGGACCTCGGCGGATTCACTGAGATTATCGAACAGGGCGCATTCGACGAGGCCATCATGAGCTCGGACGTTCGCGCGCTGTTCAATCACGACAGCAACTATTTGCTCGGGCGCACAGCATCAGGCACGCTGCGCCTCGAGGCTCGCAGCGACGGTCTCTATTACGAGGTCGACGACTTGCCGCAGACGCGGCGCGACGTGTACGAGCTGATCCAGCGCGGTGACGTGACGGGCAATTCTTTCGCGTTCACGGTCGAGGAAGATCGCTGGGAGCAGCGCAGCAACGGCGCGACCGTGCGCTACATCAGCAAGGTGCGCGAATTGTTCGACGTTGGGCCGGTCGTTTACCCGGCCTATTCGCAGACCGTGGTCTCTGCGCGTGCGCTCGAGAAGGCGCGCGGCGAGACCGCTCAACCCGTCTACAAGGTCAAGCACGCCAAGCGGCGGCTCGAGCTTGAGGACGACCAGCCGTAAGCTCAACGGAGCAGAGCCTGACCCGCTCGGCGGCGACCCTTTACCAACCATCACAACGAGAGAGACATGAACATCAACGAACTGCGTCAGGAGCGGGCACGGCTGATCGCCGAGGCGCGCTCGATGGTCGACGTCGCGGAGCAGGAGAATCGCGACTTCGACACTGTTGAGTCGGAGAGCTATGACCGCCTGATGGATCAGGCGACCTCGCTGCGCGAGCGCGTTGAGCGTCTCGAAGAGACGCAGCGCGAGAGCGCCCAGCTCGAGGAGCTCGAGGAGCGTCAGGTCAAGGCTGCGCCGGAGCATCGCGCCGACGCGCTGCTCGAGGGCTTCTCGCCTGAGACCCGCCAGCTGATCGAGGGCGCTGTGCGCGCTCGTCCTGAGATCGCTTCGCCGGAATACCGCAAGGCGTTCGGCGAGTATCTGCGCACGGGTGAGGCCCGCGCGCTGGCCGCTGCGCCGGATTCGTCCGGCGGCTACATGGTGCCGGCCGATTTCGTGGCATCGCTGCTCGAGAAGGTGCGCGACCAGGTGTTCGTTCGCCAGCTCGCCACCAACTACACGCTGACGACTGGCGACAGCGTTGGCCGTCCGACGATCGAGGCCGACATGGCCGACGCGTCGTGGACGAGCGAAATCGGCACGGTCTCGGAGGACAGCTCGCTCAGCTTCGGCAAGCGCGAGCTGCACCCGCATGACCTGGCCAAGCTCATCAAGGTCTCGCGCAAGCTGCTGCGGGCCTCCGCCATCAACCCTGAGACGATCATCCGCGATCAGATGGCGTACAAGTTCGGCGTGACCGAGGAAAAGGCGTTCATGACGGGCAACGGCGCAGGCCAGCCGCTTGGCGTGTTCACTGCCTCGAACGACGGCATCGCCACCGGTCGCGACGTCTCGAGCGGCAACTCAGCGACGGCCATCGGCGCAGACAACCTCTTCGAGGTCAAGTACAGCCTGAAGGCCGGCTACCTGCCAAACGCTCGCTGGGTGTTCCATCGCGACGCCGTCAAGCAGATCGCCAAGCTCAAGGACGGCAATGGCCAGTATCTCTGGCAGCCGGGCATCGGTGACGCAGTCAGCGACGAGCTGCTGGGCTTGCCGGTGGCCATGAGCGAGTTCGCACCGAACACGTTCACGACCGGCCAGTATGTCGGCATCTTGGGTGACTTCAGCTATTACTGGGTCGCCACCTCGCTCAACCTCACTGTACAGCGGCTCGTCGAGCTCTATGCTGCCACCGGTCAGGACGGATTCTTGGGCCGCCATGCGGTCGACGGGATGCCGATCTTCGGTGAAGCGTTCGCTCGCGTCAAGCTGGCATAAGGAGACCAAACCATGGCTGCAGATCTCTATAACAACGTAAAGATCGCCAAGGTACTCGCGCCGATCTCGCCCTCAGCAACGGGCGCGGCGTCGGGCACTGTGGTCGATCGTGCCGGGTTCAACTCGGTGACTTTCGTCATCGCCAACGGCGCAGTGACGAGCAGCGGGTTCTCGATCACGCCGACCGTCAAGAGCGGCTCGGCGACCGGTTCGCTGTCGGCAGTCGCCGACGCGGATCTGATCGGAACCGAAGCCGGTGCCACCATTTCGGGCGCTTCGTCAGGTGGGCAGATCGCAAAGATCGGCTACATCGGCGTCGATCGCTATGTGACGGTCGACCTCGCGGTCGCCGGCACTGCGACCGGTGTGCATTCTGTTGTGGCAGTTCTCGGTGACCCCATCAACGCACCGCAGGACACGCAGAAGGCGTAATCGTTTGAATGTGCCGGGGCCGCGTCCAACCACACGGAGCGCGGTACATGGGGGCTGCGCGCGGCGTCAGGCCCCGGCCATTCACCTCATATCTAACTGAGACCAAACATGAGCTATAACGCAGACAACTACGAGCAGCAGGGCGGCGCGGTTTGGGTGGTCGGTGGCGAGCTTCAGATCGCCTCGGGCGCGACCATCACTGCGGCCGGTTCACAGGCGGCAAACATTGCAAGCGTCGACCCGACGGGCGTCGCAGCTGATAACGCTGCCGCGATCAACGCCATCATCACGGCTCTCGAGGGCGTGGGCATCTTGGCGACCAGCTAACACGAGGACAAACCCCATGACAGAAGGACTCCCGCAGGTTGGTGACCTGGAGGGCAAGACGATCGCCATCGTCGCGATGGGTCGATCGGCTGCAGGCTACATGATCCTCGCCGCGCATCATGGCGGCAGGAAGCGGGTCGCGGATTATGTGATCGCGATCAACGCGATGGGCGGCGTGATCTATCACGACCTGCTGATCGCGATGGATGACCTGAGAATACAGGAGGCTCGCATCGAGGCGATGGCCGAGGGCAGGCTCGCAGAGAACCCGCCGCTCGTGGGCACGATGGCCTGGCTGAAGGAATACGACAGGCCATGGCTCACCTCGCGCGCTTGGGAGGAATATCCTCACGCGCAAGAGATGCCGATCGAGGCCGTCATCAACGATCTGGGCACAGCTTATTTCAACAACACGGTCAGCTGGGCGGTCGCTTGGGCGCTGCATCACAAGCCGGGCACGCTCAAGCTGTTCGGCTGCGACTTCAGCTACGGCGACTCAGCGCACAAGGCCGAGAGCGGTCGAGGCTCTGTCGAGTATCTGCTCGGCATTGCGCACGCGCGAGGCGTGAAGGTCGAGGTCCCAGTCGAGACAACGCTGCTCGATGCTTGCGTACCGGCGAGCGAGAAGCCTTATGGGTTCGACAGCGAAGACATCTCGATCGCGTGGGAGGATGGCCGCGCGACAGTGACGCGCACGCCGCGCGAGAAACTGCCGACGGCTGAGGAGATCGAGTACAGATACAGGAGAGTCAAGTGAAGATTCGAATGCTGAAAACCGCAGCCGGTCCGGCTGGCGTGATGAGCGCCGGCAGCGAGCACGACGTCGAGCTCGAGTTTGGCCAGGCGCTCGTGATGGCCGACGCGGCCGAGTGGCTCGAGACACCGCCGAAAGCTGCGCCAGTCGTCGAGCAGGCTGCAGCTAAGCCGGCTGCAGAGAAGGCACAGCGTAAACCGACGCGGCGACGCAAGGCGGCCAAGTGAATCACGAATGGCGCACGCTCACGCGCATCACTGCGCCAGTGCTCGACCCGGTAACGCAGAGCGAGGTCTATCGTCATCTGCGACTGGTCGAGGATGCGACTGAGAAGGCATATGCCGACGCGGTCGCAGACGTCGCGCGTGAGTATGTCGAGCAGCATACAGGCACCGCGCTGCTGACGCAGACGTGGGAGCTGACGCTCGACGAATGGTGGCAGGGCGTGCTCGAGCTGCCGTACCCGCCGCTGCAGTCGGTGACCTCGATCAAGTACGTCGACGCCGACGGCGTTGAGCAGACGCTGAGCGCCAGCTCGTACAGCGTGACAACCGGGGACCCGGTCGGCTTCGTGCAGTTCGCCAGCGATATCACGGTGCCCGTTATAAAGAGCGAGGCGGGTGCCGTGCGCATTCGCTTCGTGGCCGGCTACACGGCAGCAGCTAACGTGCCGGCGAGCCTGAAGCAGGCAGTCCTACTGCTGGCTGCGAACTGGTTCGAGAACCGCGAGCCGCTCCTGCTATCGGGCGCGATCCCGCAGCAGATCCCGCTGAGCGCGCGAGCGCTAATGGATCAGTACCGGAGCCGCTGGCTGTGAGAGCTGGCCTTCTCAACGTGCTTATCGACCTCGAGCAGCCGGTCGAGACACAGGACGCATTCGGCGATCCCGTGCCGACCTGGACGACGGTCGTGCGCACCTATGCGACCAAGAAGGTCGGCAGCGGCAGCGAGTCAGAGCGCTTCGAGCAGCGCGTGAGCAGCTACGACACAGAGTGGCGGCTGCGCTATCGCTCGCCCTTCGACCCGCGCTGGCGCATCAAAGAGGTCGTCACTGGCACGATTCACGACATCATCTTTGCCGCTGATCCGACGGGCCGCAGGAAAGAGATCCTATGCCGGACGCGCATCTTCGAGCCGCAGCCCCCGACGGACGCAGTGCCATGAGGGCGTTCCGCTTTGAGGTCGACACGGCCGAGCTCGAGCGCGCCTTGCGCAAGCTCGGCGCAGAGCGCTCGGGCGTCATCTTGGCGAAGTCTGCCTACGAAGCCGGCCAACTTGTCGAGGCCAATATCAAGCGCCGTGCGCCCAACTCCGGCGAGAGCCGCAGCTCGAATCGCAAAAAGAATCACAAGGGCAAGCTATATCCCTTCAAGCTTTCTGAGGACGTGCTGGTCAAAGAGGCAAAGATCGACCACCGAGGCGTCCTCGTGCGCGTGGTATCGCTGCCGTACTATACCGGCATGGTCGAGCGTGGCACGAGCAAGCAGCCGCCGCAGCCCTATATCCGCAAGGCAGCTGCAGACTCCGAGACCGAGGCCCAGAACCATTTCACCGATGGCGTGAAGAAAATGGTCGAGGCTGCATTCCGATGAGCGTCTACGGTGGCATCGGCGGGCAGCTTGCCTATCTGCTAAAGGCCGACGCGACGGTCTCAGGATTGGTCGCAGCTCGGATCTATCCGAACATCGTGCCGCAGCGAGGCACCTTCCCCTGCGTGGTCTACAATCAGGTCAACAGCTCGCGCACGTCGGTCATGGGCCAAGACACCGGAACCGTCGAGTCGATCTGGCAGCTCGACGTTTATGCGCAGACCTATGCCGGAGCTCGCGAGCTCGCCGTCGCCGTGCGCAAAGTGCTGCAGCGGTATCGCGGATTCACGCCGGTCGCCATTCAGGCCGACGACGTTCTCGAGCGTGACAGCGACGTCGTGCTCGAGCGCGACAGCGACGCCGTTGTGCAGAGAACGCTGCTCGGCACTAAATTGATCCAGCAGATATTCATCGACGCCGACACCGACTTTTACGAGGATGACACGCGCCTGCATCGCGTGAGCATCGATATCCGCGTGTGGTACGACGAGAGCGAGGAATGACATGGCATCACAGGTTCTGACGAACACAAAGGTCTGGGTCGACCAGTACGACGTCAGCGGGCAGCTGAATGCTGTGGCCGTTGAATATGGCGTCGATGCTCTCGACGAGACGACCTTCGGCGACGACACGCGCACGAATACGGCCGGCCTCAAGACGACGACGATGTCGCACGAGGGCTACTGGGCCGCTGGCACGGACGAGGCCATCTTCAACTCGATCGGCAACGGCTCGACGGTCGTGACGATCGCCGGAGCTGGCAGCGCTGTCGGCGACGATGCCTATCTCGCGCAGACGCTCTCGACCACCTATTCGCCAGGTGCAGCGGTGGGCGAGCTGCTCGCGTTTACTGTCGACATGGAAGCAGCTGGGCCGCTCGTGCGCGGTGCGCTGCTCGCCAACAATACCGCAAGCGGTAACGGCAACGCGGCACCGGTCCAGCTCGGGGCGGTGGCCGCGAGCGAGAAGATCTTCGGCGCGCTGCATGTGACCTCGATCGCAGGCGGCACGCTCACGGTGAAGATTCAAAGCGACTCGGCCAGCGGATTCGGCTCGCCGACGGACCAGATCACGTTCACAGCTGCGACCGGACTGACGGCGCAGTTCTCGAGCGCGACTGGCGCAGTGACGGACACTTACTGGAGGGCACTCTGGACCCTGACCGGCGGGTCTGCCTCCTTCATTGTTTCAGCCGGCATTGGAGAATAAGAAATGGCCAGCACTGTTCTGACCGATGCCTATGTGCTCTGGGGCACCGGCACCAACCTCTCGAGCTACACGCGCTCGGTGACGCTCAACTACGAAGCCGAGGCTCTCGACGATACGCTGATGGGCGACACGACCCGCACGCATATCGGCGGCCTCAAGGCCTGGTCAGCCGAGCTCGAGCTGTACGAAGACACCTCGGCCAGCGTCACGGCTGCGCTCTTTGCTGACGTCGGCACGGTCAAGACGCTCGCGATCCGTTCTGATGCGACCGGCAAGAGCGGCACGAACCCTGAATATTCCGGCTCGGCTTTGCTCACGACGCTGCCTCCCTTTGGACAGGGCGTCGGCGAGATCCAGTCGATCACTGTCTCCTTTGAATCTGCCGGCACACTAAGCCGCGCGACGAGCTAACCTATGGCGATCCTCACTGCTGACTCCATCCTCTCAGCCGACGACCTGCCGAAAGAACTGGTCGAAGTTCCTGAGTGGGGTGGTGAGGTCTACGTTCGATGCTTGACTGCTGCAGAGCGTGACGACTGGGAGGCCAGCGTGGTCTCTGTTGAGAAGAATGGCAAAGCCAAGACCGACATGAAAAACCTGCGGGCCAAGCTGGTCGCCCGCACGGTATGCGACGAGAAAGGCGAGCGTATCTTCTCCGACAATCAGGTCGCCGCGTTGGGTGGCAAGTCGGCCGCAGCTCTCGATCGGCTGTATGCCGTCGCGGCTCGACTGAGCAAGATTACAAAGGGCGACGAAGAGGAACTACTGGGAAACTGAAGCAGAGGCCGACGCGAGTCTTTGCGTTTGTGCTCTGCGAGAAGCTCGGATACCCGAGCCCTCGGCATCTGCTGGCAAGGATTACCAGTCCAGAGCTCGAAGAGTGGCGAGCCTTCTGGAAAATGAGAGACGAGCAAGAGGCGCAGCAGATGGCCGCTGCTCGAGCGGAACATAATGTCAACCGGATGAGAGGCCGCTGATGGCCATTGCCGCAAAGATTGCCGTCGACATCGTCGCTCGTACGGAGTCGTTCCAGAAGGCGATGAGCAACCTCTCCGATCGCCTCAAGAGCACGGGCGAGCGCATCAGCCAGACGGGGCAGACGCTGACGGCCAACTTCACGGTGCCGTTGGCGGCTGCCTCGGCTGGCATGTATCAAGCCGTTCAGGCAGCCTCCGACCTGGAAGAAACGCAGAGCGCGATCGGCGTCGTCTTTGGCGACGTCGCTGGCGATATTATGAGCTTCTCAGAGACTGCAGCAACTGCCCTCGGTATGAGTCAGCAGGAAGCGCTCGAGGCGTCGCGCAAGTTTGGCATGTTCGCGCAGTCGGCAAAGCTGTCAGGTGAGGAGACGGTAGCCTTCTCGACAGAGATGGTCCAGCTCGCGGCTGATATGGCCAGCTTCAACAATGCCTCGCCAGAGCAGACGATCTATGCAATCGGTGCAGCATTGCGAGGGGAAGCTGAGCCGATTCGCAACTTCGACGTGCTGCTCGATGATGCAACGCTGCGCATGCGAGCGTTTGAGATGGGCATCATCGCAACCACAAAGAACGCCCTGACGCCACAGCAGCGAGTGCTGGCCGCGCACGCCGAGATCCTGGCGCAGACAACTAAACAACAGGGCGACTTCGCACGCACCTCTCAAGGTCTGGCAAACCAGCAGCGCATCCTGACGGCTGAGTTCGCCAACGTGAACGCGCAGCTCGGGCAGGCGTTTCTGCCGGTGGCGCTGCAGCTGGTGGAAGCGCTGCGCAGCAATGTCATCCCGCTTATCATCCAGTTCGCGAACTACATGAGCAGCCTCTCGCCAGAGATCATCGCGACAGGCGTGGCGCTCGGTGGTGTGCTGGCTGTGCTCGGTCCGGTGCTCATCGTCATCGGTCAAGTCATCAAGGTCGGCGGCATGCTTGCGGGGGCGTTCTCGCTCCCAGTGGCCGCGATTGCTGCACTCTCTGCTGCCTTCGTTGTTCTCTATGCCCGCAGCGAAACATTCCGGGCTGTGGTCGCTGCGATGGTCGCGTCGCTGAGCAACTTCGTGAGCTACATTGTCGGCACGGTTCTCGGTACGATCTCAAAGATCATCGATGGCCTTGCCTGGCTGGGCCGCGCTGTCGGATCGGTTGGCGCAAAGTTTGGCATTGAGTTCACGGGCGACGTTCGCAATGCAATCGACACGGCCAAGCAGATCATCTCCGAGCTGCGCGCGCCGAGCCTCGACCTGGGCGTCACAGGCACGAACGCAGCCGCGCAGGATGCGCTCTATGGACCGATCATTCAGGCCTCGAGCAATGTGGCGCAGGGGCTGACGGTCGACTTCGACAAGGCCCGCGACGCGCTTGGCAGCACGACGATCGCAGTCAAGGAGAACACGCTCGCTCTGATCCCGATGGAGCAGGCGATGCGCGGCAACATCGAGAAGATGCAGAGCCAGTCGCGCGTCATCATGGCCGCCGAGGATTATCAGCGCGAGCTCAACGAGCAGATCGAGAACACGACGCTGCAGATGGGCGAGACCTCGATGGCCTTCGACGTGCTGAGCAGCGTGATGGACGCGTTCAGCTCGGCGAATGAGATCGCCAAGAATCGCCTCGGCGGCGTGGCCAACTCGGCGCTCGATATGGTCGCCAAGTTTACACCGATGGGCATCATCGTCGAGATGCTGAGCGAGGCGCTCGAGTATCTGATGCCGGTGGTCGAGAGCGTGATTGAACCCTTCAAGATCATCGGCCTCGTGCTCGGCAAGGCGCTCGCCTCCATCCTGCGCGCGCTGTTCCCGGTCATCAAGATGGTCGCGATCGCGTTCACCTATGTCGGGCAGATCTTTTTCAAGATTGCAGAGTTTCTTTCCAAGGCGATCGGATACGCAGTCTACGGCATCGGAAAGGCGATTGACGCGATCCCGTTCGTTAGCGGCAAGAAGGTCATCCGAGCCGGCCAGGCGCTCATCGATATGGGCGAGGGATTCGGCCAGGCATACAAGGATCTCGGCAACGCGCGCGAAGAGATCCGAGGCCTCGAGCTGCCAGAAGAGAAGGCCAAAGAATCCCTCGAGCTCACGAAGCAGAGCGCCGACGCCAACAAGCAGACCGCGCAGAACACGCAGCGCATCGCCGAGGCACTCGAGAAAGAGCGAGCTCAGCCGCGCGTCCAGGTGGTCATTCAGGGCGGCGCTGGCCGTGGCGGCACGGACGCGAACGCCGACATCATTCGCCAGCTCGACGACTACTTCGGCCGCTCGACGGTCTACGAAGAGCGGGCCGTCGGGCGCGTCGATAGCTTCAACGAATGAGCTGGCGTCTCGAGCTCTGGGACGATCCAGAGTACGCCAGCGGCGCAGCTCGTCTCGCGTTCGTCGACGTCTGGGCGCGCGCGAACATGAAGCTCTCGGTCGACGGCACGGACACGCTGAGCATCGTCGCGCCCTACGACGCTGAGTGGCTCAAGACGGCGCAACCTCGGCATGTGCTCAAGGTGACCGACGAGCTCGACCGCGTCACGGAGTGGCGCATCATTCGCATCTTTGACGGCCGAGGCAACGACGAAGCGATCACGCAGATCGAATGCGAGGGCCTGCTCGCTGATCTGTCGCGCCCGCTGGTCGTACAGCAAGCTGCTGGCGGCGCGCCGAACTTTGCTTTCAACGTCTACGACGTCACGGCGACGCAGCTGTTTGACGAGTTCATCACGGCGCGGCTGACGGCCGAGGGCCTTTCGCATTACGTCAAAGGCACGCTGTCGACCACAGAGACGATGACGTTCGCCTTCGAGCGCTACAGCGTGCTCGAGCTCATCAACGAGATCAACAACCGCACGGCGACGGAGCGCTGGATCGAACGCGACGACGTGGCCGGCAACTACAAGGTGAACATCGGCACGCGCGGCGCGAGCGAGCCGACGGTGCGCACGGCCTTCAACCGTGGCAACCTGCAGAGCTATATCCGCGACCGCGACAGCTTGACGGTCTCGACGGTGACGATCCCGACCGGCAAGAAGGTCGACGGCGCGGCGAATAAATCGACGCTCGGGTTCAATGCCTGGAGTGTGGTCAGTGTGACCGGCACGACCATCGAGCTCGAGGACCCGGCTGGCGATGATGGGCCGATCGCATTCGACGATCAGGTCAATAGCATCTATGCGCTGCGCCCGAAAGATTTGGCCGCGATCGACATCACGGACAGCTCGAGCACTGGACAGACGGTAACGCTGGCCTCTGTGCCTATTGGCGCGACGTATGCAACGCAAAGCACGAAGCAGAGCGCGCTCGATAGCAGCGTGACGCTCACGCTCCCGACAGGTGCAGCGACCGGCGACTTGCTCGTGGCAGCTGTGATGCTCACAGGAACGGGCACACTGACGCCGCCGTCTGGGTGGACGACTATCATCAATGACAACTACACAGCGACAGGCTCGACCTACGGCGGCAGGTTTTGGAGCGGCTATATCGTGCGCGCAACCGGCGCACCTGCGACGACCGTCAGCTGGTCGCCGAACGGATATTACGACGCGCAGACGTATCGCATCACCAACATCGCCAGCACGGGCGCAGTGATCGATACGGCTACCGGGCGAAGCGACAGCAACGTCGCGCCTCAAGTGGACATGAGCGCAACGGGCGCAGGCACAGTCCAGCTCTATCTGGGCGGCTACATTCGCGGCTCGGTGCAGAGCGCTCGAGGAGTAGACTCCGACGTGAGTCAGCTCATCAAGCCAGGCGCAACTTACACTCACTCGCTCAGCGCATCCTCTGCCGGCGAGCCTGCGGCGACGGTCGCATGGATGGCTGGGCTCGCTGTACAGGGCACAGGCATCGGCATCGAAGCGGGCGAACATGTGCAGTTCGTCGGCGATGCGAGCGGCTCGACGTTGTACGAGCTCGTCAATCCGACAGGCGTGAGCAACTACGGTCGCATCGTCGGGACGGTCGACGACGAGGAGCTGCGGGAGGAGCGCAACTGGTTCCGGTTCGGAACGTTCCGCAACTGGACCAGCGGCGACCTCGCGCCTGGCATGTCGATGACTTCGCCGCTCGGCGTCTCGATGCGGCGCATCACGAGCTCGGCGCTAAAGCAGATCTACTCGGGCACTGTCACGAGCGTCGACGCGACCGGCGGCTACTACGAGATCCAGATGGGCGGCTTGCCGCTCGGGCTGACGCCCAGCTACGGCGATCTCATTCAGACCTCGAGCGGCGGGCTGAACCATGTGCGCGAGTCGCTGTCGATTCCGCTGACCAGCGGAGGCAGTTATACGATGCAGGTCGCCTTCAATCAGGCGACAGGGCCTGCGCTAATCGGCGGGCCTTCGACGGATGGCTCAATCTTTACTTATTCGCATATGCTGGCGGATGGTCGCAGCCTCTTCAATGAGGATCTGTTCCGCGTACAGCATGTTCCAGAATATAATCAGCTTTGGGCCTCGGTCGGGTTCACGGCGTGGGCGCAGACGACCGCGAGCTCGACGGCGGCGACTGGAGAGATAGAGCTCTACTTATCAACAACGCCGGCCGGCGGTGGCGCGCAGGTAACGACATCGACGGACTATCCTGCGTTCACCTTTGAGCCGACAACGTGGAGCACAGGCGGCCAGATATCTTCGTTTGATTCTGTCATCCGCACGACGACGACCATCAGCGAAGATGTGGGAGCTCAGGTGCGCTTCTTCATGAATATCGCCGACGCCTCGGTGGTGCCGTTCGCTCAGATCCGCTGGATGCAGCTGCATCTCGGAACCGACTCGCAGGTGCCGCCGATCTACGGCTCGCACGGGAACCGCATCTGGCAGCGCGGCAACCAGCACCTGCGCGTCTTCGGCACGCCGCCGACAACGTACCAGGTCGCGCTGATCGATCTCGTGCGGGGCGAGAAGGCTGGCCTCGCCATTGCCGACGATGGCATCGCGCTCGGCGGTAAGATCCGTCTGGTCGATGCCGACATCGGCGAGATCGACCTGCGCATCGTCGAGCTTCGACTCAACGCCGAGAACCCTTATGATTCGACGGTAACGCTGGCGACCATCCCGCCGAGGCTGGCGAAGATCGCAAGGCGTGCGCGCTTTGCGCCGCCGACTCGGCCGGACCCGACGCCGCCCACAGATAAACCCGCAGCTGAGCAGCCTGGCGCACCGCTGCCGGTCATCCTCGCGCCCGAGGTTGGCGTGACGACACCGGCGACGATCAAGCTGGTCGGCGACGTCTGGAGCTTGTACGCATGAGCACGATCCTCTACCTCAACGGAACGCCGGCCGAGAACTATGGGCTCGGCATGCGCTCGGCGAACTGGTGGGACTCCGTCATCTTCGAGCGCCCCTCGATCCCGCTCGCTGGGCAGCTCGGCCAAGTGGCCGGCAACGTGGGCATTGGTGCGCCGCGCGAGCTGTCAATTACGGCGCTGCTTGAGGCCAGCAGCGTGAATGATCGCCGCACCAAGCTCGACAATATTGCGCGCGATCTGAGCGCCGGGCTCAACGAGATCAAGATCCAAGACGACACGGCGCGCGTGCTGCTTGCTCGCTTTATCCGCTACACGGTCGGCGCGTTCGCAGAGAACCCGTACGGCGGCCAGCCGTACGTCGAGGTCACGCTCGAGTTCGTGGCTGACGATCCGGTCTGGAAGGACGTCAGCGCCTCGAGCTATGCGCTCAGCTCGAGCGATACAGAGACGCCGCTGGGCAGCTTGCCGAGTTACGGCGTGATCGAGCTCACGGGCGCAAACTCGCCGACGATTACCTACAAGGATCAGGCCGGCAACACGGTCTCGACGCTGGCGCTCAGTTATACCTGGGCGAGCGGCGAGACCTACCGCGTCGACCTTGCGCTGCAGACGATCGACAAAGTGGTGAGCGGCGTGCGCACGAACGCGATCAGCGTGTACTCGACGGGCGAGTTCTTCGCGCTCGATCCCGCTGACGGCGTGGCCTCGACCAGCAGCTGGCCGACGGTCGCTGTCTCAGCTGGCACGGGCACGATCTACTACCGCAGGAGCTGGGCGTGAGCGTCGGCTACAACCGCGCAAGCTTTGGGCGCAACCGCACCCAGCGCAACTCGCGCCTGCTGTTTCATTGGCGCTCGGCCGACGTGGGCCTCGACAACCCGCGCAACCGCACCACAGGCGCGCTCACGCCGCTTACGCCACTCAGTCGGCAGGCGTACACGTTCACGCGCGCCTCGACGGCCACAGCGCTCGACAGCGCCGGCAACAGCTACAACGTCGGGCACAGCTTCCCGGCGTGGTCGTGGTATGGTGGCGAGCCCGCTCTGCTGGTTCGACCTGCCTCGGGCGGTCGGGCTGTGGATTCGTTTCAGGTGACGTTCAACTACGCGACGCTGAAGAACCATTCCGGCTACATCAAGTTTCGCGCGCCGTCGGGCCTCGACGTGCCGGCCGAGCTCCTGCAGTGGGGCAGCGCAGCGACGACTGGCAGCGAGTACGCATTGCTCGCGCTCGACAGCGATGACGATGCGGATCTGCTCGAGCTGCGTTGGAGCGTGGATGCGAACGGTGCTATCACGATTGGCGGGGCCGTGAATGGCGGCGACGAGGTGGCGGGCACCTCGGCCGGCAACAACAGCGGCGCGAACACGGCTCCTGCGACCCAGCTATGGATCGGCTCGAGAGGCACGAGCGCGACGAGCAACTGCGCGCTGTATTCGGTCAAGATTGCAGCGGGCGCGCTGACGCTGCAGCAGATGCGCGAGGCCTTCTAAGATGGCGAGGCTGTTGGTCGGCATCGGCACGGGCGTGCTCAACGTGGTGGCAGCTGTGGGTGGGCTGGTCGGCTCCTTGCTCGTGCAGCGCAACGACGACCAGATCGTACTGCGCAACAACGACACTCTGATAATTCGATAGGAGGCAAGCGATGGCGAACGTCGGCATCTATGACATGACCGACACCTGGAACAATGCCGGCACGTCGTTCACAGCGATCAAGATGAATGTGACCGACACGGCCAGCGCTTCAGGGTCCAAGCTGCTCGACATTCAGAAGGGCGGCTCGAGTCTGCTTGTGGTCGACAAGAGCGGCAACATGGACATCGGCGGCACCTTAGACGTCACAGGCGCGACCACGCTCGACAGCACGTTGACGGTGAGCGGTGACGTGTCCATCGCCGACAAGATCATCCATACGGGCGACACCAACACCGCAATTCGGTTTCCGTCAAACGATGCGGTAACGGTCGAAACGGCGGGAACGGAACGTCTGCGCGTGACGAGCGCGGGTCGAATGTTGGTCGGGAGAACTAGTGATTTAGCCGGTGAACGATTAAGTGTAACAGGATATTCTGTATTCGGTAGCACAAGGCAGGTTTTGATCGGCGCTGATGGCACAACTGCTTTTGTGGGGACATTGACAAATCACGATCAAACGTTCCGCACTAACAACACCGAGCGCATGCGCGTCACGAGCGACGGCTACCTGCGCATGGCCAGCGGCAGCGGCGGCATCCAGTTCAACGGCGACACCGCAGCGGCGAACGCGCTCGACGATTACGAAGAGGGGACGTTCACGCCCGTAGTGGCCGATGCTTCATCCGGAGGAAATACAGCGAGCACTAGCAGCGCGGGGCATTACACAAAAATCGGAAGATGTGTCTCTGCGCAAATTAGGGCGACAAATATCAATACCACCGGCATGACGGCGGGAAACGTTTTGTTTTTTCGCGGCTTACCGTTCGTAAGTGGCGCAAGTATGGGTATATCAATAGGCGCTGTTGCAGTTGACGGCGTAAACTTTACGGGATATTTGGTCGCAGATATCAGCCCCGGTAATGCATTCGCGAGCTTCAGAGACATTGTAGACTCAGGTTCTGATAGCGACCTCCTTGTGTCTGATATTGTAGCAAGTGGTAGCTCTGACATCATTTTTCAAATCACTTACTTCGTGTAAGGTTTTATCATGGCACTCATTGAAAAGCAGATCACGGACAAAATCGAGGTAGTGGGCGACGTCTTCCCGATGGTGCAAGTGCGCCGCGCTGATGTCATTGAAAAAGACGGCGTAGAGATCGCGCGCAGCTTCCATCGCCATGTGCTCGCGCCGGGCGACGATATCAGCGGCGAGGACCCGAAGGT